TCACCAGCAGTATCATTTATGTTACACCCAATTAGTTATGATTTAGTCAGAGCTAATCAAATTGAAACATCGGATTTAATTAGAAAAAGTGCCTATTCATTTGAAATTCATAATAATAAGTTAAGAATATTTCCAAATCCAGCTGATGACGATAATGGTGAAAAAATATGGTTTGAATATTACGTAAAGGATGATGTTAAAAATACTAATAATGTAAGTGGTTCAATGCAAGGTGGAGTAAGTGATCCATCTAATGTTCCGTATAAATTTATTACTTATAGTTCAATAAATCAACCAGGTAGACAATGGATAAGAAAATTCACTTCCGCTTTATCAAAGGAATTACTTGGTATCATACGAAGTAAGTATAGTGCTTTACCTATACCAGATGCTGAGGTAACACTTGATGGTGATGCTTTGAAAGCAGAGGGTAGGGAAGAAAAGACACAATTATTAGAGGAGTTAAAAGAATTTTTAGAAACAGTCTCTTTGACTGAAAAATTAAAAGCTGAAGCCGAAGAGGCAAATGCTCAACAGGAAGTATTGAATAAAGCTCCATTGTTAATTTACATAGGATAATTAAATGTCAGCTACAACACCATTTTTTATCACAGAGAAAGAAATAAATTTAATTGACCACTTAAATGAGGAGTTGATTGATGAGATAGTTGGACAGTCAGTTGATATTTATAAAGTCAATACCACTCATACTAAAGATAACATTTATGGTGAAAGCACTACAAAGTATTTTAATGTTGGATTTAGGGTTAATTGTTTAGTTAGATTCAATGCACCTGAAGTCGAACAATTTAATGAAATTGGTCCAGATAATAACTCGACTATAGATTTAATGTTTCAGAGAAATAATTTAGCTAGTGGTAGTTTGGATTTCTATCCTGAAGCCGGTGATGTGTGTGATTGGAATGATGTTTATTGGGAGTTAAATGGGGTAACAGAACCACAATTAATTGGAGGTCACCCTAACTTCAGTCATGCCATAAAGGCAACAGCACATCGTAGTAGACTGTCAAGTATTCAAATAGAAGAGAGACCAAGATAATGGCTGTTCAAATGCTAGATAAAACACTCGTGATGAAACCAAGACGTTCATCGGTGGTTAAGGTTCAAAAAGAACTTGACTTTGTGGAAAATTATGATAGTGAAAATATCTACCAAGAACCACGACAGGATAGATTTGATGAAATTATTGATCTACTAAAGACTCAGAGTATTTATGGAGAAGATAAGAACATAACTCTTGGTGTAGTGGATGTACCTATAGAGAAGCAGATATCAATCGATAAGGCTTCAACCCAAGGATTGACATCAGAAACCTATGAGAATAATAGTGAGAATAAATTAGACAAGTTAAGGAAATTAAGACGTGGCAATTAAACCCATAACCAATACAAATGCTCCAAACGAATCGACAATTAATCGAGCCGAACAGACAAGCATACGTTCTGAAAAAGGTAATTCAAAAGTTGTAATTAAAAAGGGAACTGGTCGTAATGCAGGTAAGGGAATGTCAATTGGTCTGACTGATATCGACACTACTGTGATAAGACATATGCAAAACGTGATGAAACCGGTAGTTAGAGAGTCTAATGAAATTATTAAAGTGCCTGTTATGTATGGTAATGAAGAAAGATGGAAATCCATAAGAAATCGTGGAGTATTAAGAGATAAAAACAATACAATTATTTTACCCGTTATCGTGATTAAAAGAACAGGTGTTGCCATGAATGACCAAATGCCACTTTCATTTGATAATGATGTTCGAGGTAAATTCATCAGTGTAGTCAGATCAAGTAATGGTTGGAGTAAAAACAATCGATATGATAGATTTTCAGTACTGACTGGACAAAAACCAGTAGAAGAATTCATAAAAACAGGTATGCCAGACTTTGTAGTCTGTACGTATAACATCGTAATGATGACTGCTTTTATGGAACAAATGAATGATTTAAACACCATAATGGTAGAACACTTGGAAACTTATTGGGGTGATTCAACAAGTTATAGATTTTTAACGGCTTTAGAGGGTGATATATCTAATGAAGTTCAAATGGAATCACAAGGTGAAAGATTAATTAAAAACGAATTAACTATAACGATTAAGGGATATATGATACCAGAGTTTACTGATAACGTATTTGGTAAAACTGCTGAAATGAGTAGAGCATATCAATCAAAAAAAGTATCGTTTTCGGAAAAACTTTTATAATTATATATATATAAGGTTTTATTTAAATTAACACAACAATGAGGTTATCAACATGGCAAAAGAAATTAAATTTACAGAAGAAGAACTAAAATCACTCGGTGATTTACAAGTTAAGTATAACACGGTTACTAATAAGTTTGGTCAGGTAGCTATTGCAAAATTAAATTTTGAAAAACAAAAAGAATCTATAGAAGATGAAGAGTTCAAAATTACTGAAGAACTCGAATCTGTTCGTGCTGAAGAACAAACACTTCTAAATGATATTACTGAAAAATACGGACCAGGTCAATTAGATCCACAGACTGGTGTATTCACACCATCTACAGAAGTAAAAGAACCTGATACTGATTAACAAATGTCATAATAAAGTTCTTTTTTGAAAATTGTATAATATTTATATATGAATAATTATATTTAAATCAATTACTTTTCGGAGACTTTAAATGGCTGAAAAAATACTTAGTCCAGGTGTATTTACCAACGAAATAGACCAATCTTTCTTACCCGCAACTTTAGGACCCATAGGTGCGGCAATCGTTGGTCCGACTGTCAAGGGTCCAGTTTTAATCCCAACCGTAGTTAGTTCTTATAGTGAGTATGTTAATATATTCGGTGAATTAATAGAAAGTGGTTCGGATAAATATCAATTCTTAACATCACATACTGCTAAAGAATATTTACGACAAGGTGGTCCCTGTACGATTGTTAGAGTAGGTTCAGTAAATCCAACTAAAGCTACGGCTAATGTTCCTTTACATGATACTACAACTACAGCTTTTACTCTTCAAGCCATAGGTAGTGGACCTCAATACAATAGTACGAGTTCACTTGGAACGGATCATATACTTGCACCATTAACAAGTTCAGCTGGAAATGACCATTTTGATGCTGGTACTTTTGGTGGTCGTGGTGATAACTTTCGTTGGGAAGTTTCTCAAAGAAATTTAAATAAAGGTACTTTTACTCTTTTAATCCGACAGGGTAATGATACGATTACGAAAAAGAAAGTAATAGAAACACACGCTAATTTATCATTTGATCCAGAATCATCTGATTATATATTGAAAAGAATTGGTGATCAATCAAGTACAGTTGCTAGGGAAGGTGGAGTTGCTTATGTTCAACCAACTGGTACTTATCCACAACAATCAAAGTTCGTAACGGTAAGTTCTTTTCCTGAAAGTACAAAAACAAAAGATTATCTTGATACGAATGGAAGTGTAAATTCCGCCTATAGTGTTGCAAATTTACCAGCAACAGGTAGTGGAAGTTGGGGTGGTTCATTTAGTGGTGGAGAATTCGGTGCCGCAGGACAACAGACTCATCCATTTGGTTTTTATGACAGTATATCTACAGATAACGCTCAAGGGGTAAAGATGAGTACAAGTGGTGTCCTTCCTACAGGTACTACTGATGGTGGCGGTTATGGGACAGCTTTAAGTATTTTGTCAAATAAAGATGAGTATGATTTTAATGTATTATATTTACCAGGTGTAATTGATAGACTTGACGCACATAATAATATTACAATAAATCAGGCAATTCAACTTTGTGAAGACAGGGGTGATTGTTTCTTGGTTTATGATAACACATCAAAAACAGATACAGTAGCTACGGCTAAAACAAATACTGAAGCACGTAACTCAAGTTATGCGGCTACATATTATCCTTGGGTACAGATTCAAGATGCTACACTTGGAACATATAGATTCGTTCCACCTTCAGTTGTATTGGCTGGTGTTTATCATTTTAATGATACGATTGGACAACCTTGGTTTGCTCCTGCTGGACTGAATAGAGGTGGAATCGATAGTGCTGTTCAGGCTTATAAGAAATTAAGTCAAAGTCAACGAGATGACTTGTATGACTCAAATGTTAATCCGATTGCTACGTTCCCAGGACAAGGTGTTACTGTGTTTGGTCAAAAGACAACACAGAAGAAAGCAAGTGCCTTAGATAGGGTAAATGTAAGACGACTATTGATTGATGTGAAGAAATTTGTTGCTCGTTCTTCAAGAGGATTGATATTTGAACAAAATACAAGTGATTTGAGAAATCAATTCTTGAATATTGTGAATCCATTCTTAGAACAAGTACAGGCAAATAGTGGATTAAATGCATTTAGAGTCGTAATGGATGATAGTAATAACACTCCTGAAACAATTGATAGAAATATGTTGGTTGGTCAGGTATTCTTACAACCAGCAAGAGCTGCTGAATTTATTGTGTTGGACTTTGTTGTTCAACCAACGGGTGCGGCTTTTCCTGAATAATTTTTTATAAAGTGATATTTATTATCATAGGAGACAAAACATGGCAGAACTATTAGAAGCGAATAAGATATTTTACACACCATA